ACTACATCTACAAAAAAATAAATTAAACTAAAATATTTCTTGCCATTTTTTCTACTCTATTTATAACATCTCTACCATAAAAGCAATTTCTAAATTTATAGTTTATCCAAATTTCTGACATTTTGTCAAGATATTCATAATTTTTATTTATATCACCTTTTTGAGAAATAATAAACCAATATTTCTCAAAGAACATATCATATGATAGATCTGAAGGTTTATCTACAAATAACATATTATTATTTTTTTTAAATTCGTACATTTAATAATTTAGTATCATGTCTTAAAATATATTTGTCAATTTTTCTTAGAAAAATCAATTGATAATCAGAGATTATCTGTCAATTTTTATTAACTTTGTTAATTAAAATCAATTGATAATCAAAGATTATCTGTCAATTTTTCTATGAAAAATCAATTGATAAATACTCTTTAGAGTATTAATTGATAGATTTCTTAAGTCGATACGACTTGTTCGTATAACTCACAGAGAAATCAATTGAATATCTATGATATTCTATCCATAGGATTCTTAATCAAAGATTATCTGTCGATACGACTTGTTCGTATTACTCACCGAGTAGAATAACTTTGTTATTCAATTAATAAATCCTAATGGATTAATTGATAATCTTCGATTATCTATCAATTACATTGATTTGTCGATACGACTTGTTCGTATTACTCACCGAGTCAATTTTTATTAATAAAACCAATAATAAAATTCAAGGTTTTATTTATATATTTTAATCTATATAAAAAAGATTAATAAATAATGTCAAGCCGATAATTAATCTTATTTACAAAATTGTAAATAAATTAAATTTTTATATATAAATAAGTTTGTTTTTCTATAATTTTATATAGAAAAAAAATATATATATGGATTACAAATTCTGGATTTTACTTTTATTGTGTATTGTATTATTTTATATGTACCATCAAATTGAAGATCTTAAATCTGAAATACATCATTTACATAACAAAACAGATAACATTGCAGAGTTAGAAAAATATGTAGATAAACATAAAAAATTAGAAATTACTCAAAATTTAAATGATGCTATCAATGAAATATTACCACAAAATGAAAAACAAGAAAAAAATAGTAATAAAGATAATGAAATTACATTAAATAATAAAGAAACTAGTGTAAATAGTATAGAATCTGTGGAAAGTAATAGTGAAGAAGATAGTAGTAGTAAATATGCTTATTCTGATTCAGAAAATCAATATAATGTAAATGTAGATGACGTTATGGAAATAATTGAGCAAAATCATATTAATGAACTTCAAACAGATATGAATGATAAATTTAAAATTAAAGAAATTATAGAATATAATAATTCATCTGAAGAAGAGTTTATTAAATCAAATGAATCAGTAGATTCAAATAATTTGGTTAATAAAGTTGAAATGAAATTAGAAGATAAAAATGAAAAACAAGATGAAAAACAAAATGAAAAACAAGATGAAAAACAAAATGAAAGTCAAGATGAAGAAGTAGTAAATGAAGTAGGAAAACAAGAAATAGAAACAAATGAAAATCAAAATAATGAATTAAACTATGATAATTTAATGACATTAACTGTAACAGAATTGAAAGAATTAGCAAAAGAAAACAATATTGATTTAAAAAAACTTGTTGAAGGAAAAAGAAAAAATAAAGTAAAAAAAGAATTATGTCAAGAATTAGCAGCAAGAAATTAAATTATATAAAATTATTATTAAAATAAAATATTAATAATATTATATATATGGATAATAAAAAAGGTAAATGTTGCGCTTGTCCAGCTAGAATGTCCAGTGGTAGTTTTATATCTAACTATAAAAGTGCAAGAAATGTAATTAATCAAGAAGTTAAAAAAGCAAACAAAATTACAAATCATAATGATTACAGACTTTTTCTCCAACAAAATGCAACTCAAATTATGGCAAGGGAATCTGTATTTTTAGATAGAAATTTTTCATGTAATTTTGCTAAAAAATCTGTTAAAAAAGTAGCTAAAAAAATTGCTAAAAAAAAAGTGGTTAAAAAAGAAAAACCTAAAAACGTTGTTCCAAAAAAAAGTAAAAAAGTTGGTAAAATGGTTAAAGCTAAAAAAGTAGTAAAAAAACTAGCAAAATCAGTAAAATCAAAATCTGTAACTTCAAAAAGTGTTAGATCTAAAAAAAAAGAAAAATTTACTGAAAGTTTTGATTCAGATTTAGAATTAGAATTAGATTTAGAAGGATTAAAAACTAATAACAAAAAAGGTAATGTTAAAAAAGTAGCTAATAACAAAAGAGGTAATAACAAAAGAGGTAATGTTAAAAAATATACAGAAAGTGAATGTACTGATTTAGTTATTAAAAAACTTAAACCATCTACTGAAAATGATAAAAAAGCAGGGGATAATAAAAAAGCAGCAAATAAAAAAGCAAAGGCTAAAAAAGCAAAGGCTAAAAAAGCAAAGGCTAAAAAAGCAAAGGCTAAAAAAGATAATGGTAATAAAATAGCAAATACTGCCTATAAAGAATTAAAAAATACTACGAAAAGCCGCTAAGTTATAAAATAAATATTATTGTATAACTTAAGAAATATTCACAGATGCTCCAGCATTTATATGTATAATATTATTTGATAATAATACTCTCTCACCAGCTGCATTTAATGTAATCATTAATATAACATGCCATGTTGTATCACCACCTGATTGTGTAACAGTAATTGTTTGTGTATTTAATTTTAATTTTAATGGATAAATTGTATCTATTATAAATGGTTCGTCAAGACCTGTAATATATACACCATTTCCACTATTTGCATTTGTATTAGCAGCTGTTTGTACAAATGCTAAATTTTTAGCAGATACTGATAAACTAGCATCTGTAGAAAAAGTAGAAGCAGTATATAATATACTTCCTTCATTCGTCATACGTATATCTGTTGTTGAAAAGTAATTATAGTTCCTAAATATAGTTTTATCAGTAATAACCTTAAAACTAGTTAAATCTGCTAAAGTTTTATCAAAAATTAAAAACTTATCAGATACATTTAATGTTCCACCACTACCAGAATAAAAATCAAGTCTGTAATAATCTAATTTACGATAACGTGCAACATATGCTTTAAAATTACCTCCTGCATAGTATTTTGCTGCCACACCAGTTCCAAATTGTCTTCTTGTTAATAATGTAGTAGAATCTCTATCTTCACCTATAAATATATCAGTAGTTAATGATGTACTAGTACTACCTATTTGAATATTACTCATATTTCTAATAAAATAAGGTGTTAAAATTATACCTAATTCATCTAATTTACTTGATACAGATGTAAATTCTGAATGAGAATTCATTGAATAAAAAGTTCCATCAATCTTAACTTCTAGCTTAAATGGATCTGCTGCTGAATTTGCTTTTACTCTATTTAGTAAATTAGAAGTGTTTGTAAATCTTAAAGGCAATGGAACTGTTAAATTTTTTGTTGCAGAAGGATTATAAACTAATAAATAATCTTTTAATATATTAATTACACTTTTATTTACTAAATTTAAGATTAATAAGTTTAATTTTCTATTTGTATGTGTTGTAGAACCTTGCTCAGATGAATAAATATAATCATAAATATTAATATTGGATATTTTTTCATATGATACATTTGAAATTAAAAATTGCTTTAAATCGTATCCAGATACATGACCTGTTACTGATGAATCAACCCTTGCTAATGATTGTGTTGCAACAGTCGATGGTGTTACAGCAAGTGCTTTATCTAAATTACTAGTTGATAAATAATTCAAACTTATAATCCAATCATTTATATTAGAATTTGTATTATATAAACATTTTATTAACCCATTCTTTGGAAATGAAGCAAATGTTTTAAATTTGATTGGTTCCCCAAAATCATCGTCAATTTTTGTAACAATTTTTACATTTTTACTAATATTAGAACCTTTGACATTAATAAAATTAATTTCCCTACCATGTACTAAATTTTTTGTATCTAAATTAACTAATAATGGAGTATCAGAACCAGTATCTGTAGTATGTGTAATATAATTAGTAATGTGGAACTATCTAATTCGACAACAGAAGAATTTACTCTAAATCCACCTCCTATATGAAATCCAGACACAGATTGATTTTCACCAACAGATACACGATAAGGTGTATAAACATGTGTTGGTTCAATAACTTTTTCTAAATTCCAGCCTTCATTTGGTTCTCCATTAGAAATGCCAAAATCATATTCTACTGCTAAAATAAAACTAAATTGAATAAAATTTCCTCCAGATGAAAAGTTTATTGTCCATTGACTTGATGATACTTTTGCTAAAACAGCATTTACATTCAAATTACGAATGAATATTTTTTTACCATTATATGTAACAGTAATTATCTTTGTTGAATTATTTGCCTTAATTAATATTCCAGTTGGTAAATCATTTAATGTAGGTGCGCTAATAGAAGCATCTTTATTCCTATTTGTTGTATCCAATAATGTTAATTCTGTCAAACCATTAAATTGGGGAACAGTTAAAGAAAAAAATATATTCATTTGATTTGGTATTAAAGAATATAAGAAATTATAGGTACTCATATATTAAAATAATATATATTATTATTGTAATATAATTTTAATAAATTTATATTAATTTAGTGCAACCCAATTATTTTCAAATAAATACATTTTTATTCTTTTTGCCTCCTTGCATAATGTTTTATCATATGTATTTACAGTTGATGTTGATAATACATTATTTACGTTTCTCCTCTGTTTTATTTCTAAATCCTTTGCTCTTGTTTGAGATAAATCAAAATAACATACCATTCCCTCACATGGAGTTTCGTAATTCTCATATGTTCTTGTTTCTTGAGAAGTTGTTTCAGGTGTTGTATCTAATGTTATACTAGTTACTGAACTATCAACAAAGAAATAAGAATTATTTGATAACTGATTTGTTAATAATACACTGTCAGCTGTTAATGTAACATGAGTATGATTATAAGATTTCTTATTTATTGTAACAGTTTGAACTCCTTTATCTAATACATCATCACTAAAAGATATATTATTAGTAATATAAACAAACGGATTCTTATCATTGAAATTTGAATCCCACCCTTTTTCATAGATTAATGGTTGTGGTGCTCTTTTGCCATTTCCATATACAGTCATATATAATACAAAATTACTCAAACCTGATTTCGCATATAACTTTATGTACCCTGATGTATTATCTAATATATCAGCTGATATACTACAATTATAATCAACTACTAATGTACCTTGTAGATATTTTGTAAAATCACATACAATTGTAGAATCAGATGTAGATACTGATACAAATGAAACAGAATCATGATATCTATTCACATTTTCAATTGTAACATTTGGACTTGTATATGTTGCTTTAAAACTTATTGAATTTAAATTATTAATAGAAGTTATTATTGGTCGAAATAAAGCCATATATATATATATTATTATATTTATTATTTTTGTGTGACCCACTTTCCAGAAGTACCGCTCCATATACAACGAATGTTTACTAAAGCTTGATTCTTACCTAAACCTATAGTCTCTTGTAAATTACTTGAACTATCAGTTAAAAGTAAAAATGTTGAATTACTCGGATTCTGTAATGAATAATGTACAAAATAAAATTCTATCCCATCGTATTTTGCAAAATCAGAATCAGGTGGTAATAATTTTACATTTAAATCAGATGTTTGCGTAGAAGTATCGCAAACGAATACATGATTGTTACTTAATGTTTTTCCTAACTTTATTTCTATATATCCAGCGTTTACATCATCATGTGTTAACACTTTGGCTTTATGTGATTCTGTTGAATCAAAATTTAATTGAGTTTCTATATCATCTGTCATTATACCCAATTTTAAATTATTCTTTAATGTACCATCCTTTTCTATTGTCCAACCCTTATTTGAATATTCTGTTGAAATACCTGTATTCTTTGCGTAATAAATTATATACTGAAATTTTGTTACTAAACCAGCACCAAATTTACAACTTACAGTATTAGATGATATTGTTGATGTTACTGTCGGTGGTGTGTCACTTGTCTTACTTAATATTGATGAAAATTTAGCACTCTTTATTAAACTTACATCGTCACCAAAGCTAAATTCATATTGTTTGTCAAAACCATTGTAAACTATCTTGAAATTATCTGGAACCTCTTCTAACCTTGGATACTCTAAATAATAATTTAGACCCTTTGTTTTATCAGCAATAGTTGCAAAAGAATTCTTATTTAAATTCCCAATTGAAACATTTGTAGTAGTTATCACACCCACTATTATATTTAAACTATTCTCTGAACTAAATATTGGATTAAATGTATCTAATTTTGTTGTCATATAATAATATTTATTTATTTTTTTTTATATTTTACAAAATTTAATTTTTCCCTAAAATCTTATCTAATTTTTCTTCTATACTAACTAATCTATTCTTTAACATAGTATTCTCTACTTTTAACTCTTGTACTGACTTTATTAATATAGGAGTCAATTGAGTGTAATCAACACGTTTTATACCATCTATCTCTGTTACTAAATTTGGTAAAATTTCCTCTATCTCTTGAGCTATTACTCCATATACTTTCCTGTTTGATTTCTTAAAATTAAAACTATATGTATTTATATTACTTATTGTATCTAATCCTCTTTCTATTGGTAAAATATTTTCTTTTAGTCTTATATCTGATGTCGTATTTAATCTTTTTACATTTAATGTATTCTTTATTGTAGTTTCGTTAAATATTATATTCCTACTAAAATCATATGAAATAAATGAATTATCTATCTTAAAATCTACTATTAAATTTTTATTTATACTTGTATTTGATATACTACTACTTAATTCAGAACTATCAATTACTGGTTCAATATCTGATTTTATCTGTAAATAATTATTGGAATTCTCTGAAAATATAACCAATTTAGTTTTACTTAACTCGCTTTTTGTTTCTACTGTCTCTTGTTTAGTATCTGTTTCTATTATTGGATCTATTATCTGTTGGTAATTATTTGAATTCTCTGAAAATAATAATAATTTCATTTTTGTATCATCTTTGATTTCAGATAATATTGTATTATTCGTATCTGATTCATTAGATGTTAATGATACAATTTGTTGATAATTATCTGATGTTTCTGAAAATAATACTAATTTACTCTTCTGTATTTCTTTCTTAGATGAATCAACTGTTTCCTCAATTAAATCTTCTGATACATTACTTTCTATGATCTGTTGATAATTATTTGAATTTTCTGAAAATAATACTAATTTAGTCTTTTGAATATCTTTCTTTGATGATTCAACTGGGTTATCAATTGTTTTTACTGATATAGTATCTTCTATTATCTGTTGATAATTATTTGAATTTTCTGAAAATAATACTAATTTAGTCTTTTGTATGTCGCTCTTTACTGATTCAGATGTATCCTCAATTAATTCTGATGATATCTGAGTTTCAACTATCTGTTGATAATTATCTGAATTTTCTGAAAATAATACTAATTTAGTTTTCTGTATGTCTTTTTTTTCACTTTCTATTGGTTGCTCTTGTATCGCATCTGTAGGATTTGTAATTTCAACTATCTGTTGATAATTATCTGAAGTCTCTGAAAATAATAATAATTTCATTTTTCTATCAGGGGTAGTCTCTTCAGGTTGTACTATACTATTTTCTTCAGGTACTGATATAACAGTATTCTCTATTTTTTGATAATTATCACTGTTTTCTGAAAAAATTACCAATGGTCTTTTTGTAGTTGTATATTCCTCTTCTAACACTGTAACAACTGAATCACCTGTTTCTATAGTTGGAACTACTCTTTGATAATTTTCATTTGATTCAATGAATAATAGTAATTTTGTTTTACTTATAAAAATATCATTGTCAACATGTGCAACTTCTGTTGAAGTTGTAGTTCCATGTGTATGAGCACTATCAATTAAATATTGGGGAATAAAAACACTTGATGAACTACTACTTGTTGTACTTGTTGTACTTGTTGTACT